AACACTATACTCACCTCCAGACTTTGTTCAGTATGACGAACTACTGATTAAAAGATTAAACAATCAGGCTATGGAGTCACCTAGAGCAGTTAGATATTTTGAAGGCAGAAAGATAACCAAAGAGTCTATGTTAAAGTTTACTTTAGGATACTCAGAAAAACAAGATTCAGTAACTGTTCCAATGCACAACCATGATGGAATTTGTCTAGGTTTTGTTGCTAGAACTATAGAAGGAAAAGAATTTAAGAACACTCCAGGATTGCCTAAAAGTAAAATATTATTTAACTTAAATAAAGTTAAAGCATCAAGCACAGTCTATGTTGTAGAATCATCTTTTGATGCAATTAGGCTTGATCAAGTAGGTTTCCCAGCAGTTGCAACTCTGGGTGCTAATGTGTCTGTATCACAAATCAGACTATTAGAGAAGTACTTCAACAACGTTGTACTAATAGCAGATAATGATGAAGCAGGAGTTATCATGACAGAAAAGTTAATTGAAAAACTTGGGTCAAGAGTAACGATTGTTAATCTAGATAAAAAATACAAAGACATAGGAGATATGGATGATGAGTCAATAAGAAAACTTAAGTTTCAGTTTGACAATTCTATATCTGCTATGCTAAAATAAATATAACAAACAAAGGAGAAATATATGAGCGTAGTAAAGGGACTTAAAAATATTAATGCCCTGCTCGACAAGCCAAAGTATGATGAAAACTCACCAAAGGTAAAGTGGCTAAAACTTGCTGATGGTCAATCAGTAAAAATTCGTTTCATTGAGGAACTAGATGAAGACTCTGCAAACTATAATGCAGAACGTGGTCTTGCTCTAGTTGTTAAAGAACATACAAATCCAAAGGACTATAAGCGTAAGGCTGTAGATACAATGGAATCAGAAGGTCGTGACTGGGCAGAAGAGATGCACCGTAAAGATCCAAAGGCTGGCTGGAGAGGTCGCCTTCGTTTTTATTGCAATGTCCTAGTAGACGATGGAATTGAAGCACCTTATGTTGCTATTTGGTCAATGGGTGTTAGCAAGCAGTCTGCATTTAATACAATTCGTGAGTATGCTCTTGAAACAGGAAGCATCTCCAACGTACTATGGAAAGTAAAGCGTAATGGTCAGGGAACTGAAACATCTTACACAATTATTCCAGGTGCACCAGATAAAGAACCATTCGATTGGGCAGAAGTAAAGCCATACCCTCTTGAGTTAGCATTGAAGAATATTCCATATGCTGAACAAGAAGCATTCTATTTGGGCTTTGATGGTCCATCTAGTTCGTCTGCAACCAACATCGACTGGTAATAGATGAACTACGTAGGCTTACACGTACACACACACTATTCATTATTTGATGGTGTTGCTACTCCAGAAGAATATATTGACCGAGCAGTTGAACTTGGTATGCCAGCATTGGCTATCACAGATCACGGAACTTTATCTGGGCATCGAGAACTGTATCGAATTGCAAAAGCAAAAGGTGTAAAGCCTATACTTGGCGTAGAAGGATATTTTTGTCCTGATAGATTTGATAAGAGGGCAAAGGCAGAACGCACTGAGCCAACTGATATGGTCTACAATCATATTATCCTTCTCGCTAAGAACCAACTTGGTTTAGAAAATCTAAACAAGATAAATGAGATCGCTTGGACTGAAGGATACTTCAATAAGCCACGCTTTGACTTTGAAACTCTTGAAAAGTATAGCGAAGGCATTATTGTTTTATCTGGATGTCTAAGCGGTATCATTGCAAAAGCCTTAGAGCATGGAGAGTATGCTCAAGCAAAAAATCACATTGAGTGGTTTAAGAGAGTATTTAAAGATGACTTCTATATGGAGTTAATGCCACATAATGGAGCAGAAGTTAATAAACAACTTGCAGACCTTGCTGATGAGTTTAAGGTTCAGACAGTTGTTACTCCAGATTGTCACCATGTTGACGAATCACAAAAAGAAATTCAAGAGTTTAAACTATTAATGAACTCTCATGCTAAAGTTCAAAAAGATGTAACATACGAAAAGTCTAAGAAGCAAGATGGAATGATGAAGCGTCTTGACTATCTATACGGAGAAGACAGACAGATGTCTTTTAACAAGTTTGATATACACCTTTTATCTTATGATGAGATGAAGGTTGCTATGGAATTGCAGGGTATAGTCAGAGAAGACATGTATACCAATACAATAGTAATTTCAGATAAGATAGAAGACTATGACATTAAAGATGGGCTAAACCTACTTCCAGTACAGTATAAGAACCCAAACCAAGAATTAGCAAATCTAGCATTTGCAGGTCTAGAAGAAAAAAGACTAACCCCTAATTGGTTAGGCAATGACGAATATGAAGTTCGTTTAATGGAAGAGTTAGAAATTATTAGAAACAAAGATTTTGCTCCATACTTCCTTGTTGTTCAAAGCATGATTGCTTGGGCAAAAAAAGAAGGAATTATGGTAGGTCCAGGTCGTGGTTCCTCTGCTGGCTCTTTGGTTTGCTATGCTCTTGGAATTACAGAGATTGATCCAATCGAACACGGATTGCTATTCTTCCGTTTTATTAATCCAGAACGTAATGACTTTCCAGATATTGATACGGACATTCAAGACAACCGACGTGAAGAAGTTAAAGATTATCTTGTTAGACAGTATCGACACGTAGCATCTATTGCAACCTTCTTGCAGTTTAAAGATAAGGGAGTAGTTAGAGATGTTGCACGAGTATTGGATATTCCATTAACAGATGTTAATAAGGTTTTAAAGTTAGTAGATACTTGGGATGAATATTGTAGTTCTAAAACTACAGCATGGTTTAGAGAAAAATATCCAGAAGCGGAGATTTATGGCGATAAATTACGAGGACGTATTCGTGGTACTGGTATTCATGCTGCTGGTGTGGTTACTAGCAAAGAGCCTATATTTAGACACGCTCCAATGGAAACTCGTTCTAGTCCTGGTAGTGATGATCGCATCCCAGTCGTTGCAGTGGACATGGAAGAGGCTGAAAAGATTGGTCTTATCAAAATTGATGCACTTGGTCTTAAAACATTAAGTGTAATTCAAGATACAGTTCAGATGATTAAAAAGAATCACTTTAAAGATATCAATTTACTTGAGATTGATTTAGAGGATTCAAACGTATATGAGATGCTTTCAAGCGGGTATACAAAGGGTGTTTTCCAGTGTGAAGCAACACCATATACAAACCTTCTAGTTAAGATGGGCGTAAAGAATCTTAATGAACTTGCTGCATCAAATGCTCTAGTTCGTCCTGGTGCCATGAATACTATTGGAAAAGATTATATTGCTCGTAAACATGGTAAGCAAAATGTATCTTATAGCCATCAGATTATGAAAGAGTTTACTGATGACACATATGGGTGTATCCTATATCAGGAACAGGTTATGCAGGCTTGCGTGTACCTAGGTGGTATGTCAATGTCTGATGCTGACAAGGTTCGTAAAATCATTGGAAAGAAGAAGGATGCAAAAGAGTTCGACGCTTATAAAGAACAGTTTGTTACTGGTGCTTCTGCCTATATTGCTCCCAATCAGGCTCGTGATTTATGGCACGACTTTGAAGCGCATGCGGGATACTCGTTCAACAAGTCTCATGCGGTTGCTTACTCTACAGTCTCGTATTGGACGGCGTGGTTAAAATATTACTACCCTCTTGAGTTTATGTTTGCACTCCTTAAAAATGAAAAGGATAAAGATGGAAGAACTGAATATCTTATTGAAGCAAAAAGAATGGGCATTAGCATTAAATTACCTCATATTAACGATTCAGATATTGATTTTAAAATTGAGGGTAAGGGTATTCGGTTTGGGCTCACTGCTATCAAGTACATATCTGATAAAATTGCAGAAAGATATATTGCAGCACGACCATTTAGTTCTTACAAAGAACTTGAAGAGTTCACTTTTACAAAAGGCAACGGAGTAAATAGTAGGGCACTACAAGCATTAAGAGTTATTGGTGCTGCAAACTTTCCAGATAATCCACGTAATGAAGAAGAGATTAAAGAAAATCTTTATGACTATTTAAATCTTCCAGAGTTCAACATTACCATTCCTTCACACTATCATGCTTTTATACAAGAGGTTTGTGACTTTGAAGAAAAGGGTTCTTTTATTCTTATGGGTATGGTTAAAGCAATTAAACGTGGCAAGGGCTGGTCTAGAGTTGAGGTCCTTGACAAGACTGGATCTGTAGGCATCTTTGATGAAGAGCAGACAATTATTGAGCCAGGTAAGACGTATCTACTTCTTGCAACAGATAATAGAATTGTTTCTGCAATTCCAGTTGAAGACATAAAGGGTTCTTCAAATGCACTAGTTAAGTTTTTAAACTATAAGCAGTTGCCATTTACAGATGAAGAAATGTTTGTTGTTTCTTTTAAGCCAAGAATTACAAAGGCTGGAAAAAAGATGGCTTCTCTTACACTTGCAGATACAAGTAGGGACTTACATCCAGTAACAGTATTTCCAACATCATTTGCACAAGCATACATGCATATTGAAGAAGGCAATGCCTATAAGTTTAAGTTTGGAAAGACAAAAGATGGAACAGTGATAATGGAGGAAGTAAATGTACGATAACGTGTTTGATAACCTAGCAATTAATTTGCATGAGGTTGCAGTAGAAAAAGGCTTTTGGGGAAATCCAGAAGATGTAGATGATATTTTTATTGCAAAGCAATGTATGATGATTGTTTCAGAAGTAACAGAAGTAATGGAAGCCGTTCGTAAAGATAAAGGCGAAGAAGAAATTACAAAAGAGTTTGCAGATATTATTATTCGCACATTAGATCTTTATGCAGGAATGGTTGAAGCAGGTTATACTAAGTTATCGCTTGATCAAGCATTAAGAGAAAAGGTCGACTTTAATAAAACTAGACCAGAAAAACACGGGGTACGATTTTAATGTCAGTAACAATGGAAGAAGTATTAGCACAACTTAGCCCTAAGTTGCGTAAGACTATTATGATTGGTGACTCAGTTCCACCAACAGAATATGCAGAAACCCCTAGTTTTGGCTTAAACCGTGCATTAGCAGGTGGGCTACCTTATGGTCGTCAAGTACTTATTTGGGGCTCTAAGTCTTCTGCAAAGTCCTCTTTATGTCTTCAGATGGTTGGTCTAGCACAAAAAGAAGGAAAAATTTGTGCATGGATTGATGCAGAAATGTCATATGATCCAAAGTGGGCAGAGCGCTTAGGTGTAGACTCATCTAAATTAATTTATTCTCAGGCTCGTACAATTAACGAAATGGTTGATGTAGGAACTAACCTAATCAACGCTGGTGTAGATATTGTTGTTGTTGATTCGATTACATCTTTGCTTCCAGCAATTTACTTTGAAAAAGATTCAGATGAATTAAAACAACTAGAAAATACTAAGCAGATTGGTGCAGAGTCTCGTGACTTCTCTAATGCATGGAAGATGATTAACTATGCTAACAATAAGGTAAAGCCAACATTGTTTGTTTTAATCTCACAATCTCGTAATAATATTAATGCAATGTATACAAGCCAGCAACCAACAGGTGGTCAGGCTACAAAATTTTACTCGTCAACAGTAATTAAACTGTTCTCTTCAGAGTCTGACAATCAAGCCATTAAGGGCAAGATTAAGATTGGCGATAAGTTGATTGAAGAAAAGATTGGTAGAAAGATTAGATGGGAACTGCAGTTCTCAAAAACTTCTCCAGGTTTTCAATCAGGCGAGTATGACTTTTATTTTAGAGGAGACGAAATTGGAGTTGACTCTATCGGAGATCTTGTAGACACAGCAGAGGCTGCAGGACTTGTTAATAGAACTGGTGCTTGGTATCAATTAGATGATGGCACAAAGGTTCAGGGAAGAGATGGTTTTATTGCTCGTGTTAAAGAAGATCTTGACTTACAGCAAAGCCTAAAAGATAAGTTGAATAATGGCTAAAGAGTTTACTGTTTATCCTGGAAAATTTCCATGTAAAAAATGTGGTGTAGAAGTTACATCTTTAAGGTATTGGGCTGAAAGCGGAGATGCAACATGGATGTGTCCAGAAAAACATATCTCTAAGGTAAATCTTATTCCACCAAAGAAAAAGAAAAGTGACTTTAAAGATGAGTGAAAGAGGAGAGTCCAAAAGAATAGGTGCAAAGCAGCACAAGAACTCTGGTAGAAATAATACTAAGGGTGATGCCTCTTGGCATAACTTTGTTTTAGACTTTAAAGAATGTTCTAAATCATTTACTCTTAATCAAGATGTGTGGGCTAAGGCAGTTACAGATGCTCTTAAGAAAAGCATGGATCCAGCCTTGGTTATCGTGCTAGGCGAGGGTACAAAGAAGGTACGTCTGGCTATAATAGAGTTAGAACTACTAGAACAGTTAATAGAAGGAGAATAAGATGACAGAAGGTACAGGACAAACAACGCTAGAAATGATTAATGGTTTGGCAGAAATTGCTGAGTTTATGGAAGATGAAGAACTAAACACAGCCCTAACAATGATTGCTAAGTTAATCATTAAACCAGATATCCCTGCCCCAGTAGCAAGCATTGAGATTGTAAGACTTCAGGCAATTGCAGGAAAGTTAGCGCTAAAGGCTACCTGGATGGCAAATGTTGACAAGAACAACAGAGCAAAGAAAAATATTTACTACACAGCAGCAGAAGCAGTAAACAATTTAGTATCAGCACTTAAATACATAATGCGATAACATGCTATACTTATATAAAACAAGGGGATATAATGACGAAAAGTTTATTACAGCAGGTTATGCTCAAAAGTGTTTCTAGAAAAAGTACAATACTAGATGCAGATGCTTTAATTGAAAAGATAAAATCTGGATACGTTGTAAATCGTGGTCCAAAATTCCAGACTAAGAAAACCTTTGCTCCATCAACAATTGCATATAGTCATGGAGAATGTCCAAGATATTGGTATTTAGCATTTGATGGTGCTACATTTGAAGATAATGCAGATGCTTATGGTGCAGCAAATATGACTGCAGGAACTCTTTCACACGGTAGAATTCAAGATGCAATGATGAATGCTGGTGTTGCAAAGATTTATCGTGATGACGATAATCAGCCAACTACAGAATTTAAGATTAGATATGATGATCCTCCCATCTTTGGTTATGGCGATGCAATGCTTGACTGGGAAGGCGAAGAGATTGTTGGAGAAATTAAGACAATGCTCAACGAAGGATTTGAGTATCGTAAGAACTCAATGAAGCCAAAGACTGGTCACCTAATTCAGTTGCTTATTTATATGAAGATTCTTGGTAAGAAAAAAGGAGTCTTGATTTATGAAAATAAAAACAATCATGAATTGCTTGTTCTTCCAATTGAGGTAGACGATTATTATCGCCAGTGGATTGATGCTACATTCCAGTGGATGCGTGAGGTTCGTAAGGCTTGGGTAGATCGTACCCTACCAACTAAAAACTATCGTGCAAATTCTAAGATATGCAAGACATGCCCTATCAAGGCAGCCTGCGACGAAGCGGGTACTGGAGTAATTAAAATCAAATCTATGGAGGGGCTGATTGAAACTCTGTGACAGATGTAATATATATTTTGAACCGAAGGTAACTTATCAAATTTACTGTAGCGTTGATTGTAGAGATGCTGCAACTAAAGATAAGATTACCGAAAGGTATCAGATAACTCGTCGTCAAAAGAGAAAAGGCAAGGTTAGACGTTGTTTAGGTGGTTGTGACACACAACTATCAATTTACAATGACTCTGGATTTTGTTCTAACTGCAATGTTAGTGAAAAAGCAGTTGCAAAAATGTTAAAAGAATTGAAAGGTTTTATTGATTATGAGCAAGAATAAGTGGGGTATAGAGGTTCAGCCAGACCGTGTTTGTGCTATAGATGCTAGTACAAATAGCCTTGCTTTTGCTGTGTTCAATAAAAAAGATTTAAAAGAAATTGGAAAAATTAATTTTGAAGGTGAAGATATATACGCTAAAGTAGGAGATGCTGCTAGAAAAACTAAGGCATATTTTGAAACAGTTATGAAGGCAGATGCTATAGTAATTGAACATACAGTATTTATGAATAGCCCTAAGACTGCTGCAGATCTTGCTCTAGTACAAGGTGCTCTTCTTGGTGCTGCTGCTATGTGTGGGATAACCACGGTAGGCAAAGTTTCACCTATTACCTGGCAAAATTATATTGGTAATAAAAAGATATCTAAAGATGAAAGAGCCATGATTGCTGTTAGAAATCCTGGGAAATCTTTGTCTTGGTATAAAACCTTTGAGCGCAATCTTCGTAAACAAAGAACTATGGACTTTATAGAATTTCAGTATAAGAAGACTATTACTGATAACGATGTGGCTGATGCTTGTGGCATTGGTCATTGGGCTGTAAACAATTGGAACAAAGCAATAGGAGTTGATAAATAATGCCTGAGTTAAACGCAAACATACCACCCATTGAATGCTATGTGCGTGGTAATTTTTTAAGAGATCAGTTAGATAGTCATGATAAATACTTTCCATGTGTAATTTTTGGAGTGTCAAGCATTAAAGCCAGAAGCCCATTGTTTCATTTCATGATGGAGGATGGTGGTATTTGGTGGCGTATGCCAATAAATGCTTTTTGTGCTAAGCCAGGAGTTCCAGAAGAGCCAATTTATAATCTTGTTTTGTGGAATTCTTTTAGTTCACACGTTTCAATTACAAAGTTTCAAGCATTAAGCAATATGAGAATGTCATACATTGATAGATCTAAGACTAACATTCCTGGAACATACCTGTTTACTTTAGATTGGCATAGTCCAGAAACAAACATTTTGGATGATGGATATTCTGAAAACCCAGGTCAGCATAAATGTGGGCACGTAATACAAAGAGATGACGGAAACTTTGCGGTACAGCCAAACAACAGAGTAAGGCTAAAAGAACCATCATTTGTAACAAAAACAGATCTAGTAATACCAAGATTGATTAATACAAACAAGTGGGATGTAGAAAGTTACGACAAATGGATTCTTGAAGATTCAAATGCCTATGACTATGAAGTTCTTGAGCGTGAGGTTGACAAATAACATCATGGCTGGTAAACTATATACAAGCGAGATTTGGCTACGTAAGAGATATCTTATGGATAAAAAGTCTCCTGAAGACATTGCTAAAGAGTGCGGGGCAAGCGTAGAGACAATCTATGTTTACCTTGCTAAATTTGGATTAAGGAAATCACGAAGATGAATAAAGCACAAAAAGTTTTACTTGGACTTGGGATTGCTGGTGCCGTAGGCTTAACCTATGTTGTCACAGCACTTAAAGGTATGCCAGAAGCATTTGATTGGGAAGAAGATGAACCTGATGAGTGAGCATACAGAATTAACTATTACGGTTGATCAAGTTAATCACCCAATACACTACACAACAGATCCTTCAGGTGTTGAGTGTATCGAAATAACTAGACATCGGAATTTTAACATTGGCAATGCCTTTAAATATATTTGGAGAGCAGGTCTTAAAGACGAGGCAAAAACAATTCAAGATCTTGAAAAGGCAATATTTTATATCAAAGATGAAATAAATAGACTAGAAGGTAAATACAGTGTCAAGTGAAATGGAACTAGTAGAACATCTTGACGAAGTAAATAAAGTTGTAACTGAATACTTAAAGGGTCAAGACCCAACTAAAATCTCTAAAGACTTGGATATGCCAAGAACTCGTGTTGTTGCACTAATTAATGAGTGGAAGGTTCTGGCTTCCGCTAACGATGCCATTCGTGCTCGTGCTAAAGAGGCTCTTGCTGGGGCTGACACACACTACAGCAAACTTATAACAAAGGCTTACGAAGTTATTGATGAGTCTAGTTTGACAAATAATCTTAGTGCAAAAACCCAGGCTATTAAACTTGTTATGGATATTGAAAAATCTAGAATTGAAATGCTTCAAAAGGCTGGTCTACTTGAGAACAAAGAACTTGCAGAAGAGATGGTTGAGATTGAAAGAAAGCAAGAAGTCCTTATTGGAATTCTTAGAGATGTTGCTTCAGAGCATCCAGAGATACGTGATTTAATTATGCATAGACTTTCTTCTATTGCAAGAGAAGGCGAAGTGATTACAATTGTCCACGATGTTCAATGAATTTCTTGATGTTCTAAAAGAAAATCATTTTGTTGAAACCCCAGTAGACGTAAAGACGTTTGTCCAATCTCCAGAGTATCTTGGTCAACCGATCCTATCTGATATTCAGTATGAAATCGTAGAGGCTATGAGCCAAATCTATCGTAAAGAAGACCTCATAGAGTTAATGGGGCAGGCTGAAGGACTAAACCATTTTAATAAATATACAAAGAATGAACTTATTTTGCAACTTGGCAAGGGATCTGGAAAAGACTTTATATCTACAGTAGCATGTGCATACGTAGTATATAAACTACTATGCTTAAAAGATCCAGCAACATACTTTGGTAAACCTCCTGGAGATGCTATTGATATTATTAACGTTGCAGTTAACGCTCAACAGGCTAAGAATGTTTTCTTTAAAGGTTTTAAAACCAAGATTGAGAAGTCGCCATGGTTTGCTGGTAAATACAATGCTAAGGCTGACTCAGTAGAGTTTGACAAATCAATTACTGTTTATTCTGGACACTCAGAACGTGAATCACATGAAGGTTTAAACCTTCTTATGGCAGTACTTGATGAGATTTCTGGTTTTGCTACGGAAGTTGGTACTGGAAACGAACAAGGAAAGACAGCAGATAATATTTATAAAGCATTTCGTGGTACTGTTGACTCCCGTTTTCCTGATTTAGGCAAGGTTGTTTTGCTTTCATTCCCAAGATATCAGGGTGACTTTATTTCTCAACGGTATGAATCAGTTATTGCTGATAAAGAAACTATTGAACGCAGACACACCTTTATCATGAACGAAGACTTGCCACACGATGATCCAGGAAACCAGTTTGAAATTTCGTGGGATGAAGATACAATACTTTCATATAAGATACCAAGAGTATATGCATTTAAAAGACCTACATGGGAAGTAAATCCTACCCGAAAGATAGAAGATTTTAAGTTAGCATTCTACACAGATCTTGGCGATGCAATGATGCGTTTTGCATGCATGCCTACATATGCTTCTGATGCATTCTTTAAACAAAAAGACAAACTTGAGAAGTGTATGAACACTAGAAATCCACTTGATTCTTTTAGAAGGTTTGATGAAACCTTTAAGCCAGACCCAGATAAAGTTTATTATATTCATGCTGACCTTGCACAAAAACATGACAAGTGTGCAGTTGCAATTGCTCACGTAGATAAGTGGGTAAATATTCAGGTAATCAAAGACTATGAACAGGTAGCACCTATTGTAATCGTAGATGCAGTTGCCTGGTGGGAACCAAGAGCAGAAGGTCCTGTTAATCTCTCAGAGGTAAAGCAGTGGATCATGAATTTGCGTAGGCAAGGTTTTAATCTTGGTATGGTTACCTTTGACCGTTGGCAATCATTTGACATTCAAAATGAACTACAGGCTGTTGGAATAAGGACTGAGACTGTATCTGTTGCCAAGAAACATTATGAAGATTTAGCAATGATGATCTATGAGGAAAGAGTGGCTATCCCAATGATTCCTATCTTGCTTGAAGAAATGTCAGAACTTAAGATTATGAAAGGTAATCGTGTAGATCACCCTAGAAAAAAATCTAAAGACTTAGCAGATGCCGTTTGTGGGGCAGTATTTGGAGCAATCTCACACACACAAAAGAATAACAATACAGAAATAGATGTCCATACTTGGAGTTCGGCAACCCGACTTGCACAAAAGCAACAGGGTATGGTAGAATTGGATAATCGGGAAATGCCTAACGATGTTAAGGATTTCCTCGATAAATTCAACTTAATATAAACAAACAAACAAGGAGAAAGATGAATTCATTTAAGAAAATCGCTCTAGGACTCGCTGCAGCCATGTCCTTTGGCGTACTAACGGCACTTCCGACAAGTGCTGCTGTGATTGCACCTACCATAACGATTGATTCTGCTACAGATACAATCATTGCTGGTGAGACTGCAACTGCGGTAGTTACACTTTCGTATATTTCAGAAGCATCAGCAGATACAGCAACTGTATTGTCTGCTATGTTCTCACAGCCATCAGGCGCATCAAAGAGTGCAACACTTACAGTACTTGAAACAACAACTGCTACAGTTGCTATTGCAGCAGGAAACCTTTCTGCTGACATTAATTCAACAGTTAATACACCAGGATATGTAACTGCAAAGTTTACAGTATCATTGGTTGCCCCTTCTGTTGCAGGTACATATGAGGCACGAATTATTACAACTAAGCCATCAACTGGTCCATCAGTTGCATGGACAGTAACAGTTAAGGCAGCAGATATTACTCCA